ATGAGCATCGAAAGTCTCAAGCCCGCCTCGATCCGCTCCCGCCTGATTCTCTGGCTGGGTGTCGGTCTGCTTCTGATGTGCGCCGCTTTCCTGTGGTCGGTCTATGACAAAACTCTGCACGAGGCCGCAGAATTGATCGACGGCGATCTGGTCAGTGTGACCCGACTCGGCATGCAAACGGTCGTCGATCAAGCGCAAGGCGCGCCCCTGGCCAGCGACAGCCCCATAGGCAAGCACGATTACGAAACGCCGATGGTCTTGCAAGCGTGGAGTGCCGACGGAGCGTTGATGGTTCACATCGGACCGCCGGCAGGGGGCGTTCCAGCGCCCAAGGCACCCGGATTCGCCGATTTCCGGATCAACGCCAAACAATGGCGCAGCTTTGCGGCATTTCGACCGAAGGAGCAGCTTTGGATTCGCTCCATGGTGGCTGCTGATGCCCGCAATGCACTGGCGACCGATGTTGCCGAAAACATGCTCAAGCCAGGGCTGATTCTGATCCCGGTGATGCTGCTGTTCGTATGGGGACTGGTCACCTATGCACTGCGGCCGCTGGCAAGATTTTCCAGTGAGATAGAGCGACAGGACATCAACGCCCTGTCGAGCTCCGCGCTCCGGACAGGCGTCACGGAAATGAAGCCGGTGGTGGACGCGATCAATTCTCTGGTTGGCCGCCTGCGCGATGTGAGGGAGCGAGAACTGTCGTTCGTGGCCGATGCCGCTCATGAGCTTCGCACGCCGTTAGCCGGCATCAAGCTTCATGCCGAAGTTGCGCTGACGGAATCCGATCCTGAACGCTTGCGTGCGGCACTGGTGCATATCGAGATGGGCAGCAAACACGCGGCCGACCTGGTCAATCAACTGCTTGGCCTGGCAAAATTCGACGCGGTCCAGCAACTTGATTTCAAACCATTGGCGGTGGCCGATGTCGTGCGCCGCGTATTCTCGACCCTTCTGCCGCTGGCCGACGACCGTGGTGTGAATCTGGTCGCCGACGGAAATATCGAGCTTTCCGCAAGCGGCGACGAGAGCGCTCTGGAAATCATGTTGCGCAATCTGGTGGCGAATGCGATCAATCATTCACCCGTTGGCGGCCGCGTGACGGTAACGGTAGCGCAGCAAGATAATCGCAACGACCAGCTTATTCTGTCCGTCGCGGACGAAGGCTGCGGCATCGACGAAGCGGATCGCACAAGAATCTTTGAGCGTTTCTCGCGCTTGCCGGGAACCCAAACGCCGGGTTCCGGACTCGGTCTGGCCATCGTTAGTCGCATCGTCGGCCTGCACGAAGGGACGATTCGCGTGGAGAGCAGCGTAAACGGCGGCGCGCTTTTTATTGTGACATTACGAGTGGTTCAGTCTTCATAAACCCGTTATTGAACAATGCTCCTCATAAATGTAACGGCGCGTTTGCTTGCGCACCGATTTGCGCACGATTCCGCACCGACAAAAGCCCCAATCCAGGCGATTTAACGGCATTGCAACCCACCTGCTCGTCGGCGCTTCAGAACAAGCCACCCATCGCTGCCGTATCCCAGTTCGTAATCACCAGTTCCTTGCTGGTCTGAGGTGCACCGTGCGCGCTCCCGATCGAGTATTTGATGTCTAATCCCAGCATATCAAAGCCGTTAAACACCCGTCGAATGTCCGGATGATCGTTGATGCTCACCATCACTTTACCCTTGCATGTACGCATCACATCGGCCATCTGCTCATACTGTTCAAAGCCGAACTCCACACCATAACCCTCTGTCTGCCAATATGGTGGGTCCAGGTAAAAGAACGAATAGGGCCGATCGTAGCGCTTCATGCAGTCTTGCCAGGCAAGATTCTCGACGTATGTACCGCCCATCCGCAGACAGGCCGCGCTCAGACTTTCCTCGATTCGGCATAAGTTGATCGCCGGACCGGTGGTCGCCGTGCCGAACGTCTGGCCTGTGACCTTCCCGGAGAACGCATGCTGTTGCAGGTAAAAGAACCTTGCCGTTCGTTGGATATCGGTCAAGGTTTCCGGCCTTGCCATCTGCTGCCATTTGAATATCTGGCGGCTGCTAATCGCCCATTTGAACTGGTGCACGAACTCTTCCATATGATGCTGGACCACTCGGTACAAGTTGACCAGCTCACCATTGATATCGTTGATGACCTCAGTTTGTGCGGGCACAGGCCGCAGGAAATACAGCGCCGCGCCGCCGCAAAACACCTCTACATAGCACTCGTGCGGGGGAAACAGCGGGATAAGCTTGTCGGCCAGTCGCCTCTTGCCGCCCAGCCACGGAATGATAGGACTCGAATCCATTTAATTCCTTGCCAAAATATGCTAGGCTTCGGGCGCCCTCGAGGGTGGCGCGGCCTTGGCCAAGCTGGCAGGTAGGTCTGCTGGTGCGGGGCATGCCGGGTGTTAGTCGCACCCGGCATGTCGCCGCGTTCTTTACTCAGTTATTTGCGCAGCGTCCAGAAGTCGTCAGATAACGTCCTGCTCGCCAGATACGGGAATGGAATGGTGAATCTCCCCGCCCGTCCCCAGCCAGACCACCAGGAGTTTTGAACCAGGAAGCGCGCGGCGGACTGGTCGTACCCGACAGCCATCACAGCATGGCCGCCAAGCGGCTTTTCTGTTTTCGCTGGCATGTTGAGTATCCCGGTCTTGGCCACATCAGCGCTTTCAAACGCATCGTATACAGTGAAGCCGAACACGAACGGGAACCCCGCCGCCAAGCATTGCAGCATGTCATTGATCGATTGCAGGCGCTGATACGACGATATGGTCGCTGGCAACGCATCTGCGTAGCACTTGGCCGTAAGATCAACCTTGGTCGGGATCGCCACCGGCGCCGCCACGTACAAGTGATCACGATGGTCGGGAAGGTCCGGACGCCACGTGTAATTGCGCTTCTGCTTCATAGTGAACCTCCCAAAGTTGCAGCGATTGGTAAAAACTGGAATGCAGCCGCTAGCAGTGCAGCAGACATCCCATTAAAGCGGATCAATGAATGTCTCTGCCCTGCCACCGGCCAAAGGAAATATCTTTTGAAGTTGCTCTAGTGTCACTTCATATCTCGATCAATTCGATTGCCAGTATTGGCGCAATACCTTCGATGACACCGTCACGCACAAATACCTTCTGGCCTACTGTTGCTTCGCCGCGCGCCAGTACGGATCCGCCAGTCGGAAGCAAAACATGGCAGCCGCCCGAAACAGAAGATGTGACTGTCCCGATCAGCAGAGGTGAATCGGGAATCAAATCGCGGAATATCTTGTATATATTAGCCATACGTTTCCAGTTCGATCGTTTGCCGAATGGACGGCATGACAGCATTAGCCGAAACACCCTTGACTAATCCTATGCGCGCATTCCCACCATCGACGTAACGCAGCACCGTGCCAGGCTCGATAATCCCAGTCTCGGACAGCACTGGAAGGCCGAGTGTATACATCGTCTGTCGGCCTGTTGCAGAAAGCACCTGAATCCCGCGCTGGCGCCCAGCATCTGCATGGGTAATCAGCGAGTCGATGATCATCTGCGACTGAACATCGCCAGCGGTACCTGCGCGCTTGACGCCGCACAGCACGCCGCCGGTGGTTGACCCACTGATATAGACACCGTTGTATGCCGGCAGATCGGCCCAGGTAATGCCCTCTTGCGTGATGGCAGAAGACGGCAATTCAATGTCCGGCGTAAGCGAAGTCCAGTCCCATGGCGCGGCTGGATAGCGCGGCCTCACGCGCAACGTCTGAGTAACCGGGTCTGGCTGGATGAATGCGCCGGCGGCTGCCGCAATGGCATTGACGGCGCTGATGTGCGTCCCCTGGTGCGTCCAGGCGCCCGCAGGGACTAGCCAGTCGGTAATTCTCCAATCAATATCCCAGCCAATCGAAACGCCGCTTTCGGTAAGCGCGTCATTCATCAGTTGCTGCGCCGTGCGCTCGCCAGTGTTGGTGAAAGTGAGAATTCGGCAGTAAGGATCGGATAGGCGCGCAGATTTACCCCGGCCTGTAACGTTGATCTTGCCTGTCGGGAATTGCCGATCGCGCGTGATGTTTTCGGCGAGCAAACGATATGACGCGCCGTTGATCGTCGCTTCAAGTTCCACCGGCTCTCCCGGCCCGCCCGGCATCAAGTTTGAAAGACATGAAGCGTGAAGCGACGCGTTAAACGACCATACCCACGAATCCATATCGATCGACAGAGCGAGGGAGAATGTCGTAAGTTCTATGTCGCCGTCTACCCGGTGCAGTTGTACGCTGTTTATCACGATGTAAGTCCTCTTGACCGGAACAAGCGCCACAGGAGGTCTTTCCCGCAATGCCTCGCAACGGAATACGATGTTTTGTGTTCTTGTAAGCGCCTCAACGAAGCGCAGATCAACATGGCCGGCTGCCGGAGGCGTATAGCACCGGCTCGACGGTGGCGCAACGTATGAGGTCCCGTAGAACCCGGGCGGCAGATGCCTGGCGTCCTGCCAGTACGTTTTGCGCTGGGATGCAATGCGTGTCGCTTTCGCGCTGGACGATCTGCGCTGAATCTCCGCGCGCCGGCAGAGTTGCCATGGGTTACCGCGTTTCGGGCGCTGCGTTCGGTCTCTATCCTGCCAATCATTACCCCTGATGGTGTTCAATCGCTTGGCATCTTGATGGCGCTCCGAGCGGTCAAGATGGACGCCTGCCATATCCTGGTACCGGTTTGACAGATCGCTTTCAGCTCGATTGCCATCCTTCCAGTCTGCCGCGTGCAGCGGCATCTTTGCGGTCGACGACTGTATTGTTTGCCGATACAAATTTGTCAGTTTGCTTGCGTCCTGATGTGGTTGCCTGGTAACAGCATGCGTCTTCGCGCCGTCCTGCATCGCATCCAGTGTGATTGCCGGAAGGGCGGCGCCGTCCTGCCAAACTTCTGATGCCCTGCCGTTCGGACCGCGATAGACTGAGTTGTCATAACTCATCGCCGATACCATCGTCGGTCGCGACCGGGTGGCGCTAACTTCAACACTGCGCGGCTTCGTGAGTTGGATAACGAGCGTCGGCCGCCGTCGTGTAGCTACGATGCCAAGGTAAGATTCTCCAACGACACTAACCGGCGCGCCGAACCTCAGGTCGACAGGATGACTCGTGTCAAGTGGTATGCCGAACCGCAGAGTCACCGCCATGGCTTTAGCCGCCTTCTGCCAGAGTGGCAGACACTAAGGTAATGAACGACCCGACGTAGACCTGATCTTCATCAATGACGAAGATGGCATCGGCAATATGTCCGACATCGATATCATCTGATCGGCGCGCGTCGCCGTCGATTATCCAGTTGCCGTCCCCGTCGCATAGGCGGCCCCATACCACGACACCGGCAGCAACCGCTTGCACGGGAGCATCGGCGGTAAAGTGCAGGCCTGTCGCGTCGACCGTGCCGCATGGGTCGCTGAGAATAACGGTTGCCAACAACGTGCCTGCAGGTACATCGCCACCGGACGCAGGGCGAGGTGTCGTGTAGAGCAGGATCTTACCTGGCGTTGCGGCGAGGTCAACCAGTGTTTTCATCGCAGTCGAGTACGCGATCTTCGCAGAGTCTGATATTACAAGCTGTGTCACATCGCCTCCGGCGTGATCGCGTCTTTCACAACCGCGTTGTAATTCGCTAGGTGATCGAACGACACCACGTAATAAAGCTGAGAGGCGATGTCTGAAAACGAGTAGGTTCCATCGGCTGCGCTCCAAGTTTGTCGAATCATCATGCCGTCGATTTTTCGATGCAGGCGTACTTTGCGAACTACAGGAACATCAATAGGCGTCGCCGCCTCTCTCACCGTTCCGAGTATCTTGTATCGTCCGCCGTGATAGGTATCTACGGCAAGACTCGACGGAAAAATGGAATGATTTGTCCTATCTGCTAGTCCGCATTGAATGATTGCTATAGCAGGGGAAAGGAATGTCGAGGATGTCCAGGCCATGACTTATCTCCACGGGCCTGTAATGTCGATGAAATAGGTAGAATAAACTGAATACGTTGCATTATTACTCAAGAATGCTTTAAGCTTCTTTCCAGATAACCCGGTGACAGTAGAAACTGAATCTCCCGTGTTGAATGATGTTATGGCTACATTCTGAGGACATGCATAGAAACCCGGCGTAACTCCCCTAAAGTTAAAAGAGACATGCTCAGATATATACATCGGCACAACGTACAGTCCTCCATCGCCTGGATTTGGGAATGGCATTCCTAATGTTAGTTGCCCAGAGTACGAATCAGTTCCAATTGAAATGCATGGAAATAGTTTTCGCATTTGTTGCGATGTACCAATTCCCGTGTAGCTCCTTGGGCAATATAAATCTGTTGCTGAAGCGGTGCTGTAGTAAAAACAATTTGATGTTGTTGCAGGAGTAGATGTTGAATCTCCAGCTATACCAAATAAACAACATGAGTACGCATCACTCGTCTTAGTCGGAATCATATCTCCGAAGCAAGTAAGCTCGCTATGCGTGCTATATGTTGCGTGATAGTATCTAATGAAATAAAACATCCTGCCATCAGATAAGATATACCACGATCTTGCAGCCGATGTAGCAGTGCTGCTCTTAGTCCACCACGTGCCACCAGTCCTCTGCGTTGCAGTCGGAAATACGCCTGTACCTGTGTTGACATCGCTCATCGTCTCATAACCAACTACTCGCGTTGTTTGCGCCGCCGTATCGTCAACTCTGAGCAAGCATCCTGTCGCTGTTACATCGGTCGGCTTATACGCTGCGAGATTCGTCCCTGAATAAGTCTTTGCCCACCCTGCCGGCGCAAGTTTTAGCGTGATCGTGCCGGTGGCGGTTCCATCCGCAATACCAGTCGTGGCAAACGAAACGCTGTTTGCGGTAGTCGCAGTCACCTTATGCTCACCGTTCAATCCGGATGGCGTTGCGCCAGCCACCAGTACGACTGCGCCAACATCGTAGGTGCATCCTGTCGACTTGGTGGCCACCGCTACGTTGGATGTCACGACTAGACTATCCAGCGTGATCAGCCCCCATCCGTTGACCAGACACGCATCGAGGACCGCAATCATAGTGCCGACTTGCCCACTCAGTACCGGCGCGCCAACCATCCCTGAATGAAAATATTTTACTGTTGTATCGCTCACTTTTTATTCCTTTCAAGGTGTATCAATATCGCCTCTTATCAAGACCTGGAAGCTGTCCGAAGCTGCGCTGGACGGTCCCTGCTGAATGGTCCGCGCAATCCATACCGGATAGAGCGCGCCGATGGTGTTGAATCGCAGCACATTCCCAGCGGCCCAGCCTGATCCCCATCCCGTTGCAGGAATCGAGAAGTACGGCGCGCCGGCTGCAGTATTACTCGGTGCGCAGTCGGACGACACGTTGCCGGTGGCAATCACGCCCACATGCTCACCGATGACGTTGAACGCAGTGGTGTTGGTAAATTGGATAACCCAGCGTTCCGTGATTGCCCCAGCGTTGGTCACGACGATCGGCGCAAGCACATCGTTAAATGTTGCGGTCGCAGCGGACCCGGACAGCGTGTCGAGCCAAGTCGATGCCCAGGTCGCCTGATCGAAGAGACTCGATACCCGTGCATGCATGTCACCGATGATCAGTGCCGAGCTGGCGTAAGACCCGAGCGGGAAGTCGTGCGTGAGTTGACGAGTCAACGACAGGTCACCGCTGATCTGCGCATCGGATACCAGTGCCATATCCTCGATGCGATGACTGATCACGACAGGTTGACTGTAGCCAGCCACGGATGAGAACGTCACCGTGCCGGCGTCGAGGTTGACCGTGTACCCTGCGGTGATGACGACACCGTCATTGCCAGTGACCGTGAGCCTGGATAACCGAGTGCGACCTACATCGACCGTCTGCCCGTTCGATACAGTCTGTGAGGCGCGCACAGTCGTGTGATGCACGACCACTACCCCGCCACTACGGAAGATCGGCACACGCCCGTCTGACGGCAACCGGACAGGGTCCAGGCCGATGATCGACGCATCCAGTGGCATGGACGATACCACCACGGCGTTGTATTTGATCGTGGCAGGGAAGACTTCCACTGGCTTCCAAATGTTGCCACTGACGATGTTTCTGGCGTCGTACCACCACTTCGATTCATTGCCCGCCGCTGTGACCATCTCGCCGAAGCTGACATAAACGACGCCGGTCACGTAATCTACAACGCCCTTCATCTTCGTTCCTGCGATCGTGCCGCCTGTGTTCGATGTCCCGGTAATCAGATCCCCGTCGAGCGATGTGGCTTGCACATATACGCTAGACACGCGAATCGGTGCGCCGGCGGTTCTGAATGCGGCAGTCGTTGCGGATCGTCCGCCAAGCGAGCCAAGGCAGGACTTGACGGTGATGGTTGGACTTGTCGGCCATGTCGTGAGCGAAATCCGGCTCGTCGAATAGTCAATGACACCAACGTCTGTTCCGCTGCCGGTGATATAGCTCGTATTCCTGTACAGTACCCCGCTGCGATCGATATAGATGTCCGTACCAATTACGAAGATGACGCCATTCGGCAGGATCGCTTCGTAAGAATTCGGCACCAGATCACAGACAAGATTCGGGCTGAATGTTTCATCCGCGGCGGTCGTTGTGCCGACGCTTCCGGCTGCCTGATACGAGACTGTTACCGCAACGTCGAAAGCCGCAGCGAACTGGCAGGAAATGACGCTTTGCCCGTTGTAGGCATAGGTGTATGTCGGATCGATCCCCGTCGGCGGCGTCGAGGTCCAGTCTCCCACCGGATAGTTGATTGAGGTATCCGGCAGAAAGTTAATGATCCCGGTCGAATAATTTACCGTACCGACCGTCGTTCCGTCTGCCTTTTTGAGACTGCCCGCACCATCATCTGTCACTGTGACTGTAGTGGTAATAACCCGGCCGGGTGCAACACCAGCCCCGTATGACACCATGTAGACCGGCCACGATACCTTGACCGTCTTCTGAATAGGGTTTGCCGTGAGCCCGACCGACAGGGTCAGATCGCCGCCTCTGACGATGCTGGTGAACGTCTCGGTACTGGTCGCCGGTACGCCCGTTGTCGTGCCATGCTCGTACAGGACTTCGATTGGCGTTCCCTGATCGTGCACATCATTGATGACGATGACACCGGTCAGATAATTGATGGTTCCCGTCACGCCGTCGCCGGACAGCACGCCCGTTCCTGAATCGGTTAGCGTTTTGGATACACCGCCCTTGGTCAGATGCACAGTCAGGCTTGATCGAGTAGCAGATCCTTGCGCAAGCGTGAACGTCGAAAAGAATCCGCTTGCCCCAGTCGTATGCACGGCGGTATCGACTTGCGACCCCCAGGACAGCATAACTGCGCTTCCCACATCTGGCAGAGCGCCAAGCGTCACCACGGAAGAGCCGGTTATGTAGCTGATCGTCCCGGTTCCATCTGCAGTCGAGTACCCAGTAAGAACGCCAGCGCCATTGTCGGTCAACGTGTACCACGTACCCATTGCCAGAAAACTTACCGTGAGCGTGCCAGGCGCAGGGATAGGACTCAAGGTTTTGACATACACCTGCCCGCGCGTTGCAAGCGTGATCGGGATGGATGATGTGAATGCCGACTGAGAAACCCGCGTCCCTGGCGTGTAGGCAATCGTCGGAAGTGTCCCGGACCATGCGGTTGTCTGCGTCAGATCCGGTGTAATCACGCCGTTGGCATAGTCAATCGTCCCGACAATGCTGCCGCTAGCGAGTACGATATTACCCGCGCCGTCATCTGTCTTTGGCCAATAGTCCGTTGTTGCTCCGTTGGAAAACGTGACCGAACGAGGCGTGATTCCACCGCGCAGGTAGAGCGTCTTGATCGCCGATCCCCATACGGTATTTGGCTCGGTAATCGCTGGTCCTGATGCGATGACTTGCACGGCACCGGGGATTTCACCCAGCGCAATCGGTGTTTCAATCGTGGAGCTGGGAACGAGGTTGGTATAAATGCTGCTGGCCTTGACAGTCAGCGCGCCAGTTGTTGCGGCCTCTGCCAATGCGGAAATTCCGTAGTACGTCGAGGCATCTGCCACGCTTGTTCTGCGTACCTTGGCTGATCCAGACAAATTTGCTTCACTGAGGATGCGCATCGGCTCCAGGCCGGTATATGTCGCCGTCAGTGCCGATGAGATTCCTAGCGTGATGACGCGATATTCAAATGTTCCTTTTTCATCCTCGAATGTCGCTACGATACTATCGACTGTTGTGATGCGGACGAATTGCTGTGCCACAACTGTTACTGTGATTCCGGATTGTGTTTCCAGAGAAAGCGCCAATACGTCGCCAATCTGAGGCAATGCCAACTCCTGGCGTTGATACACCACGATGGCGCGCTGCCCGATGTTCTGTGTTCCATACAGGATCATGTTGGACAGTGGTCCGGCAATGACATACGACTCCAGACGGTTCTGTGCGTCCGACCTGTGATCGAACCCGCTACCTGTGCTGAACAGCGCGCACGACACGCGCGGATCGGCGGGAGGTTGCGCGACGATGACATTGGCGCCGTAGTACCCGTCTGTATCAGGCGTCGCAACGGACACGAAAGTTTTGCGCAGGTTGACGCGGCCGTATGCTCGATCTAGTTCCGAGATATCTGGAAAGATGGCATTGCTGGACCCGTCCGCGATCGCGGTACCGGTTGCGCGGCCGCCGCCTTCCGTGACATCGTCCATAGTTGCTGATTTCAGCAGTTTGATATTGGATTCTAGGATGCTCAATGGTTAAATCTCCATAAATTTGAGAGTGACTTGCCAATAGTCGTCGGCGTCGTAGGTCGGGAAGCCCCGCACCGGCTTGGACTCGATTGGCGAGTTTTCCGAATGGCGAAACACCACGTTATAAGTGCGCGCGTCATCAAGCGTGAGCAAGAACTGCTGGCCAGGCGTATTCGACCAGGCGTGCAGTGTGTCGACTGTCGAGCGCGGGTGCCAGGCCATGCCGGCGTCGGGTGCGCTTAACGTGATCGGCCGTCCCGCCTGCCGGGTCGCGGTATCGATAATTAACGCGCCGGTCAGGCTGTACGCCGAGGTGGCCGTCACCGCCGACCAGGCGTGCTCGTCGGTCCACAGCAAGTCATGCGACAGCGCGAGATCTTGCGCTAGCGTTAAATGTCTCAAAATCATGCCGCAACTCCTTTGGCACGTTGCAGCAAGGCCAGCAGCGGTTCGACGTTGACCGCGTCGACCGTGACCGGGATATTGGTTCCCCGGTTATCGGTAAAGTTGACCTGCACGATCTTCGAAGGCGTTTGACTGGCGGGCGCTGCGAGGCCTGGCAGGGTGACGGTGAAGGTCTTGGCTGCGCTCACCTGCTGCAGCAGAAGATCGGACAGAGACGGCTGCCCCGACTGATTGCGCGCATCCGACAAGGCCTTGGCGTCCGCCAGTTGCTGCGCCTTATAGTCCGCCGCCGCTTTGGCATCCGACAAGGCCTTGGCGTCCGCCAGTTGCTGCGCCTTATAGTCCGCCGCCGCTTTGGCATCCGCTGCCGCCTTATCCGCCGCAGCGTGCGCCTGGCGCGCTTCCTCGGCCTTCCTGGCGACGATCTTGGCCTTCTCCATCTCTTCCAGTTGCTTCAGGTCGGCCAGCGCCTGGCGCTGCGCTTGCTTGGCATCATTCAGAGACTCTTCAAGCCCGCCCGTGTCCACGCCGGCCGCTTTCGCGGTGGCGATCGCAATCTTGATCTTCACTTCCAGCAACTGGTATTCCAGTTGCAGATCGCGCTTGCGCGAATCGTAGCGAGACGCCGCCGCCGCTTCCTCGTTGCCGGTGGCCGTCAGCAGCTCTTCATGGATGCCACGCGCACTGTTGACAAAGGCGTGTGCGGCATCCATCGCGGCTTGCGCAACGCTCTCGGCATCGGCCCTGATAGCGCGCATCGCTTTGTCGACTTCTCCGCTCGCACTCCCCAGGAACTGCATCTGGATCGTGGCCTGCCCCACCTGCGACGCCGTCATGCCCATGGCCCCGTTGATCGCATCCTTGGACGCCTGGTATGAAGCGCTCAGCGCATCGGCCTGGTCCTTGGCTGCTTTGGTCGAGTCCGCGATCCGCTTAACCGCCTCATCGACTTTGACAAACGCATCAATCGGGCTTTTTCCCCACGTGTCGAACAACTGCTGCGCCTCGCCCCTGGCGGCCGCCATCGATGCACCGGCTTCTTCCAGCCGCTTTTGCACATACTCGACCGAAATACCCAAGGCTTCAAATCTTTGACCGGTATCATCCAGCAGCCAGCCCTGGGCGTCGTACTTCGCGGCTTTTAATACCGAATCAGTTTTCTTGGCCGCGTCCGTCAGCTTGTTTTGGGCGTCGACCTCTTGCTGTGTGATCGCGACTTGCTCTTCGGCCGTGGCCACGCTCGATTGCTGTTCGGCAACCTGCTGCTTGATCTTATCGACCACCAGTTGCTTGGCGTCGGCTTCATCCTTGGCGGCTTTGGCGGCGGCAATCAGCGCCGGGTTGTTCGGGTCGAGCGCGAGGGCTTTCTCCGCGTTTAACTGGCGCTGCTTGGCGACCAATTCATTCATCGCCGCCAGCTCTTCATCGCGCAACAGTCGCGCCAGGATTTCCTGCTGCTTTTTTAGCTCCAGTTCGGCCTTGGCGGCATCGAGCTGGGCTTTGGACAGGGCGGTGCCTTGTTTCTTATCGTTGATTTCCGCTGCGGTGACGGCCGCTTGCGCGGTCTTGACGGCCAGGGTCGCCTTGGTTACATCCAACTCGGCGGTGGAGACTTTGGCGCCTTCCTCGGCCAAGGCGACGGCTTGATCGGACAGAGCCTTGACCGCGTCCTTGGCGCCGCTGGACTTTTCTTTGATCGAATCCAGCGCTTGCATCATCTGCGCGCCGCTGATCGTGCCTGCCGCGCCCAGCGCCTGCACCTTCTGGCGCAGCTCGTCGAAGTCGGTCTTGGTCTTGGCGGTCTTCACTTGCTTGTCGAATAGCTCGTCAAACTTCTGCGATACGAGCGACAGGCCGGACCGAAACTCATCCGCGCTGATTCGGCCCTTATTGAAGTTTTCTTGCAACGCCTCGCCAAATCCTTTCAGTCCAGGCAGGCTCTTGTCGAAGTCCAGCGCCAACTTGAAGGCGTCGTATATCTTCTGAGCCGACTGGGTTCCAGATTGTGCAATAGTGTTAAACGCAGAGAGTGCGGTCGACCCGGCCTGGTCGATGCCGGTCTTTATTTCTTCAGCCGTGATGTTCAATAGTTTGAACGCCTGGGCCACTTCGTCGCCCTTGTTCTTCAACACCTCCAGGCTTTTATTTAACGTATCAAGCTGCTTTTGCGTCAACCCTCCTTCGTTGCCAAGCTTCTTGACTTCCGCAGTCGCCGCCGCTAAAGCCTTGGCAAATTCTTCGCCCTTCAAGCCGTCTGTTTGTTTTTTTGCCAGACTCGTTATCACCGCGTCCGCATCGGCATAAGCCTTGTTGGCCTTCGTCTGTGCCGCGATCGCTTTTGTAGCAGCGTCTTCGGCAGCCGGTGCAATTGCCTTTAGTGACTGCGCATATTTCGCAACTGCCGTATCGCCTTTGGCGAATGCTTCAAACGTCTTTTTGCCACCTTCGATCGCGGCATCCGACTGCTCGCGCAACCCGACAGCGACTTCCTTTAGTGACTTGCTGAGAGAAGGAAAAAGAAAGGTCAGCTTGGACCATCCCTCGACGACCAACGCCGCAACACCGAGAATTACGCCGCCGACAATTTCAAACGTCGCACCCAAAATCGAGAAGCCGTCGCGTACACCGGCGATGATCAGGCCCAGCGTTTCAAATACCGTCTTTAGCAGATTGCCGCCATTGACAGCACCGAGAATCGCTGACCACCCCGCATAAGCTGCGGTTGCAAGATCATAGAACGCCACGCCGACAGCCACGAGCTGGTCAAACACGCCTTTGATGGCCGGCATGGCTTCGGCATATGCGTTAATCACCGCGACGGCGAAAACGACAACTGCGTCTACAATCGCTTTCAAAACAGGCAAGATGCCGCGCAAGCTCTCGCCAGCGAATGCCTGGTTAAATTTGTTCTTGATGTTTTCGAGTGCCGGCAGAATGGGCGCCAGCGCCTTGATGATGACCGCGCCGATCTCACCGATGAACGAAAAGCCGTCCCGTATCGCATCGCCAAATGCTTTCGCAGCCTGCCCGCTGGCATCAAAACCTTTAACGCTCTTTTGGAGATAGCCAAGGAAGTTGGAAACCGCGACCACCACCGCGTTATAGGCTGGCAGCAGCTTCTCACCGATCGCCAGGCTGGCTTCCGCCTGCAATCGAGACAAAGATGAAAGCTTCTTGCCGGTCGTCTCCAGTGACGCTTCGTATGCGCCGGAAAAAGCGGCACTCTTGTTTAACGTCTCGTTATAGAGCGCCTGCTGCTTTTCTTGCGTGGTGAGTGCGCCGACAGATTTTTTTGCCTCCGTTGCGAACTTCTCTTGCGCGACTGTTTGGTCAACGATGATGCCAACGAAGCGCAAGCCCTCAACGTCGAGCTGCTGGATATTGGTAATCAGGCGGCTCAGCGTTTGAGATGAATTTTCGCCGGTCACTACCGCTAAGTCTTGCGCGGCCCGAGCCAACTTTGCGACGCCTGACGCGCCGCCAGCAGCGGTTGGTTCCAACTTGAGACCCGCCTGGATAAATTGCAGCACCGCGTTTTGCGCGGCCTCGGTCGTGATGCCTAGGTTCTTGGTTTCCTCGACATATCCGTTGAGCTGGCCTTGCGTGTACCCTGCATTCTTGCCGACCACGCCCAATGTCACACCCAGCGTCTCAACCCGCGCGGCCGTGTCGGCCGCATCCTTCAACGACGACACCGCAGCAAACGCCACCAGGGCCACTACCGCTTGCTTTACTAAGCCAACCAGCTTGTCCACGCCGGTGCCAACCGGATCAAGCGCGGCGCTAAGCGTCTTCGACGAATCAGATGCCGACTTCGCGCCGTCCGACAGGTTCTTTAATCCGCTGCCGGCGCCACCCGCCTTGACACCGACAGCGTTGGCCTGCTGCCCGGTGCTAACCAGCTCCGCCGCCAATTGGGAGACGTTCTGTATCCCCTCTACCAGGGCGCGAATGCGGATGTCGAAGCTTGCGCCTGTCATTTAGTCCTCACACCTTTTCAGAATGCCCTCGATCGTTTCACTATCGCCACGCGCCCCCAGCATCACTGCCGACATCAACTCGGCAAACTCGCGGCTGCGCGCCTTGTCGACCGCCTTGATGAATGCCAGGAACGTGGACCATTCGTAATTCATCACGGCGTCGTATGAATGGCCGTTTTGAATCAGATTGTTGATTGAGTCTGCCCAGGTGCTTGTGCTTGCAGCTTTGCGACCAGTTCTTGCATCCCTCCGGTCAGCAGTGGCAGAACTCTTTGGATAAAAAAATCGAGGTTGACCTCCAGCAGATCGATGAACAGCGCAATCGCATCGTCCAGTTCCAGCGCATCGACCCACTTGCGCGGTTTGCCGGACAGGGCACTCAGTAGGTTCAGGGCGTCGTCCCCGTGCGACAGGAACAAACTGGAAATGATCTCGGCAGACACATCCTTTTGCATCAGTAAGTGCGACAGAGGCTGCACGGCAGCTAGGACGGCCGGCAGCGCGCCGACCTTGATCTGGGCGATCACAATAACTTCGCCCGCGAGCGTGGTGGTCTTGCGGGTCGGGATGACGGCGTCGAGGTCGCTCTTGGGCTGGTTCATTGGCTCTCCTAATGGGCTACGTATTGGACTAATCACTGGAATAAGTCGTGCTACTGGTGAGACTCCAGTGTAAGGAGCGCGGCCCCGAGCAAACAGAGGAAACGTTTCAGTCAGATGTGCTGCGGGGATTTGGAATTGCGGAGGAAGGAAGAACATAGCGCGGACTGTGCCGCGCCACGATGTTACGCAGCGGCTTGTGTGAAATCGACGTAGTACTTCTCGCCGACATTGAATTGGCCGAACAGTGCCGGGTTGGAGATGTTGATGGACAGGTCCGCGCCAGGGGAGAACTTGGCATAGGTGTTGTCCTCGTCGCTGCCGTCGTCCGGGTACTTGGACGCCGCGACAGCATGCATTTTCAGAGTCTCTTGCGACTTCGTGCCATCCGGTCCGTAAAAGTGCTCATGGACGAAGCTAACCTGCATCTTTGCTCTCATCTTGCTCATGTCATTTCCTTGGTTGTGTCGGTTTTGGACCTGCGCGAAGAGCCGCGCAGGTCCGTTACCTTGATTAATCTATCTTGCCGTGCTTTACGCGCCGAGTTGCAGGATGCGCCCGAACTGACCCAGTTCTGCGTCTGCCGGACGCAGCGTGTCAATCAACACGTCGGCGCTGATCACCCCTTCCGAAAACTTCGAATTGATCAGCGACAGCTCCTTGAGCGGCTCGGTGTTGAGCTTATACAACTCGACTATGATCGGCGCGCCGCCTTCGGCCAGGTTGATGCCCTCGTAACGGATGAAAATATCTTCCGGCACGCTGGAAAATACCGACACGCTGTCCAGGGCGGCATGGGTATACGCGACCTTCAATGGCTGCGTCACGCCGGCCACGTCGAGCAGCGTGATCGCGCCGTAGGTTGCGTCGACCTCGTATTTGGCCGGATCGAGCGTGACTGGCGTCGAGGCCGAGTCCGTGATGACAACCGTCGATACCTTCATGTATTTCAGGGACACCCGGTCGCCCGCGACCAATGCAAGCGGCAGAACTTCAGCCGTAATTGATCCGGACGCGATCGCGTTGGCCGTGCCGTACAACTCCATCGCCAGGTTTTCGCGGCTCAACTCCATCAGCGTGAAATCGAACGTCGCCTCCTTGCCGTTGACGATCTTCTTGGCAGTCGAGCGTTGGCCGGTATACGACTCCTGATGCTTCAGGACACTCGATTTAAGAGCCAACTTGGCATCGCTGACATCGCCGAACCAGCGCAAGGCCCCAGGCAGGCCGGTCACGCCGCGCTTGGCGCAATACAGTTTGCCCTGGCCGTAGAAATAATTACTCATGTTTGCTCCTAGAAATTTAACGGTGGATAGTTGCCGACGCGTGTTACGCGGCGGATCGTGCGGTTTTGGATTCGGCCAGTTTGCTCGGCCCGCCGATGCCGTTCGATTCCAGCCAAGCCGCATCCGGAGCCGGTACCGCGATCGTGTCGCCCGCCGCGTGCTTGACGCCTTGATGCGTGTGCGGCTTGGTGAGCTTGACCTTGATCAAATTGCTGTGCGCCATGATGTCCTCAACTTTTAAAGAAAAAATTCGCGCGAAACACGAATGGGTAATAGCCATAGCCGTTCGCGTAGTGCGCCTTGATCGGCTGGCCGCGCATCAATACGCCGACCGCGCCGTCGGGCGTCCATCCGGACAAACTGCGCAGGATGCTTGCAATCAGCGGCCCGGCCGCGCGCCGGTTGCCGTAGCCGGTGTCGGCCGGATCGGCGTAGTAGCAGGCAACGACCACCGCCCACAGCTGCGTCACCATCTGATTCTTGCCCAGCGTGCCCTGGTCGCCAGGACCGGTGCCGATTTCATCGCCCAGGTAGATCACATGCGCGGCCGGCGCGACTTGCTCTTGTTCCGCGATCGCGGCCAGGTCGGCGGCGGTCAGCACGGCTTTCAACCCCTGCACCTGCGTCTTGATGCGGTCGACCAGCAGCGGCTCCAGGAACAGGTAGTCGGTTACCAATCCCGGCCCCCGAAATCGTTGCGGCCGGGGGCGATCTGGACCGTGTCGACCGCCTTGGCTGACATGTTTAGCGCGTCCAGCCCGAGCGATAGAACCCCGCGCGCAATACCTTCCAAAGCCTTGATCCGCCGCGTATACGCTTGGTAGGCGGCGTGAGTTTCGTCGATTCGGGTGTACAGGTGAAACCGTGCAATATCGGCGGTGATTTGTTTGAGCACCACCGGCACCGAAGGCAATGGCAGCGCATAACGCCCCGCAAGGTACATGTTCACTTCGGATTCCGCCTGGTCGAGCTTGGCTTGCGCCAGGGCCGCATCGACTGTGCTCGGCAGTTCGGGCTGACGATTGGTCAGCGCCATGATGTCGGCTTCGCCGAAGATGGCGACCAGATCGGAGACGGTGCAGTAGGCCAAGGGGATTACTTCTTGACCTGCTTGCCGCCCGCCTTATCGGATTGCGCCGCGCCGTCAACCGCTTCTTCAGTAACCGGGGCATCCACCTCGATTGCGACCAATCCCGGATCGGCTTCGATCGCCTTGCGCTTCTCGGCGCTCAAACTATCGAGCGGCAGATCGATCGGCGTCCGTCCGAACGAGAACCCGGCCCGGCGAAAATTCTCACGTTGACTGACGACACGCAACACCTTGACAGTTTTGTTCATGAACACACTCCTAGTAGTCGTTTTGGGTGATTCCGGAATCCCCGTTGCGCCTTGGGATTCCGGTACTTCTTCCTCCACGCTCTCGGCGTCGCGCGGACGTTCTCGGGTCACAGGTATTGTTAGGTCAGCCAGGGCGTGGTCAGCAGCGTCGCAGTATTGCGATAGACGTTGGTCGCACCGCTGGCGATGTATTCCGCTTGCAGCAGCTTCAGGCCGGTGCCTTCCATCGAAGGTGGCACCACCAGCAGCGATGGTCGGACGCCGAGCACCTTGCCGTTGTCGCCCTTCATGGTCAGCAACGCCTGGCGCGCCGCCGCATAGCTCGTTTCGTCCAGCGGCTGCTTGGAGGCGTACGCCAACTGCCACAGGCCGAAGCCGACGTTGCTGCGCGCATCCACGCCGTAGATGAATTCCTTGCGCTTGAAGACGTTGTCGTCGTCTTCCTTGTCCATCGACACGAAGTTGTAACCTTTGCGGACCTGATAGATCATCGGCTTGATCATCTTGGTGGTATCGAGCAGGTACCAGGCTGCGCCGGTGCCGCCGCCGAAGTTCGACACCGAAGCGATCGAACCATCGGCTTGCACTACCGGATGATCGGTATCGAAGAAATACTGGCCGTCGTAACAGGTCTGCGTAAAGCCGTTGACGAACAGGCTAAACACCAGTTCGTCCGGGTGCTGTTTGGCATCCTGCCCCAGTTGCGCGATGAACGGCTTATAGACGCCGTAGGTGTCGTCGTCGATCTGGTCGCGATCGACGCCAACCGTATTTTCCCAGGGCTTGTTCTTGATCGTGAAGTCGTGGGTTTTGAGGTTTTGAATCACGCGATCGCCGATCCATTCGCGAAAGCGCGTGGTTTGCCCCAGCCACGCATAGACTTCTTGCGTGGTGGACGACGGCACTTCCATCGCGACCTTGTTCCAGTCCGATATCGTGCCGTCGAAGGCGTTTTGAAACGTCATTTTGAAGCCGGTAAACATCGCGGCCAAGTTTGGACGGTTGATGATCATAAATTTTTTCTCCAGTCAGTGATGCGGTGTGAGGAAAGCCGACAGCGGCTCTTCCCGATTAGAACCGGACCCAGACGCCGCCAGCGTCCACGTCCTCGACTTTTCCGGCCACCGAACGAGTCGATGTCGCGCTGGTCTTGGCGACCGTCTGATCGTCGACGATGTAGCAGTTGGCGCCCACGTCGGCCAGAGTGATCGCGTCGCCCGATGCGGAATTGGCGAACTGGAACACACCACGCCGGACCTTGACGCGGATATCGCCATCTGCGCCGGCGCTGTTGTCTGCTTGTTCTTGCGCCACGCCCACAGCGGTCAATCCGGTGGCGGTCGTGCCCTTTGAGGCGAAGGCGACGGCGACGGTGATCGCGACGATCGCGCCGGCATAAATCTTGGTCGCGGCTTTCACCGGATAATCGAACTGCCAGCCGTCGCGGCGCAGGGTATTGCGGTCTTGGGACAATGCCATGTCTTGCTCCTGTTAAGTGATATTGAAGGTAAGCCGGCGATCAGCAACCGGCAGCGGCCAATTGCTTCTTGTAGTCTTCGGGCTTGATGGCCATCGCCTTGCACACCGCCATCTGCTCCGGCGATAGGTCGCCTTCCTTCTTGTCCGGCGCTTTTCCGCCGCTTTGCGTGCTGACTAGGGCCGCAATTGCCGGAGCCTTCTCGATAAACTCCTTCAGTGCGGGCAGGTTCGACTTGCCTAGACCGCGCGCCCAGGCTTCCTGCACCGGCAACAGCTTCCCGGCTGCGAGCGCGGCTTGAACCACCGTATCCACCTCGCCGCCGTTGATTTGCGCCGACAGCGCAGCCAGTTGCGATTGAATGGCAGCGACCGTTTCGATCGGCACAAACTTGGCCGGGTCTGGCGCGGCCGGCTTGACCGCCGCCGCCAGATCCGCCGTCAATGCGGCGACCTTGTCGGTCGATTCCTTAACCTTCGCGGCATAGGCAGTCAACGCGGTCATCGCCTCGGACTCGGTTGCCTTGTCGGACAGTCCCAGCGTTTTCAAGAGTGCGGCTAACAAAGCATTCATTTCAGGCTCCTCGATTTCGTCATCGTTAAAAAAGTCAGTATTCAACTTGGCCAGGCTGGCCTGCTGCATGCCGTCGATACCGGCATAGTTGGTCAGCGCGGCCATCGTCAGACCCGTGACGCGGCCGGTGTCCGGGTTAAAGCGGATCACCGGCGAGATGTAGCGGTATTCCCCTTCCTGGATCGCCTGTGCGGCTTTTGGCGTCCATTCGACGCTCAGACCAAACAGCCCGACGCCCTCGCGCCACTCCATGCCCTTGAACCATCCCGCTGCCGGAGCCGGCTGACCGTTTTGTTCCTTGAGCAGAGTTTGATGCTCGTAATCGATTACATAGGCGTCTTGCCGCGCGTTTGCGGCCGCGATTAAGACATTGGCGGCGGCGGCATCCATCACCCACTCTTTGCACGGGGCCATCGAAGCCGGCCGCCCGTCGACCGATTTGAAGCGGCCGGCCGGTAGCAATTGCACCTCTTTGCCGGTGCGATCGGCGATCGCGATCGACAGAGAGGCGATCGCGGTGCGGGTTTTGAGGGCAGTTTTGAGGGCCATAACGGCATCTTGATTCGATGGCCGCATTTGAATAAGAGGAAACGTTTCAGACAGATATTTGAACTTCCGGCGCACCTTGAACGGTGGCGCGGAAACGCCAATGCCATTGGCAGGCGATTTAACGGGGGTTTAACGGGCCTATCGCGGCGATGGTTGGCCCTTTTGCCACCCGCCTTTTGAAAAGGCCGCTACGGGCCGCTTTAAGCATTTTGAAAGAAATCATCAAATGCCGCCAGCACCGCCGTCAAAGCCGGCTGCGTCAAACTGCCATCGGCATCGACCGGCATGAACGGACGCGCCGGGATCATGCTGTCGTGCGCCGGATGCTCGGCTACCCGTTCGGTTACCCGTTTGTGGCCGGCCTTGGCGAACACGGCCAGGTTCTTGGCTTTGCCATCCTTGCCCTGGCGTAGCAAGTTGCCCTTGGCGTCGGTGCGCAGGTTCTGCTTGATCGAATAGGCGTTGTGGTGGATCACGCCGCCGAACTGCTGAATCGCCGCATATGCCTTGTTGGTGCTGATCTGCGCGAAGTCCGCGCCCGACGACGGCGTGATCGACGCCGCGAGCTGACCGCTATCCTGCAAGATCTGCCCAGGCCAGGTACCGCGCTTGGTGCGGTCCTTGATGGTCCGTGCGGACAACGGATGCCAGGCCGGAACGCCGCCCTTGGCGAACGCCTGCTCGGTTTGCGCCAGCAACACCAGGCTGATGCGGCTCATCAGCGGCGCGGTATTTTGCAGTGCGGCGCGGACCTTTTCCAATTGGTCGATGACCTGCCCGCCGGTAATCTGGATTTCGATCAGCGTACTCATGCGCCCGATCCTTTCAGCGAACCCTGCAGCAGCGTATAGCGCGTAGTATCGAGCAGAGCGGCCGGAGCGATGCTTTGAATGCTGGACGCTCCCTCTAACCCATCGACGCGCATGGCGACGGCATTACTCTGTCCGCTGGCGTCGAGTACATAAATTAATGACTTCTCGGACGCGTCCCACACGACGGCGACCGGATCTGCCAGCAGCGCCGGCAACTCCATTATGCCGACATCGATCGCGCCCAGATGCATCGCGTTCAGCAGCTCGGCATCGGCCAGCGACAGCACGGCCGTGACCGGCGTGGCGCCCGCCGCCCGCGCGCCCTTCAGCACGTCAGGCGTCAATGCGCCGATCGCGCGCGCCTGACCGGTGGCCGCGCCTTGCGTTAGCACTTGTTCGGCCCAGGCGCGGAATTCTGCGGTTAATTGCGGCAGCAGCCAATCGCGCGCCGCAGTCATCGCCGACGCGCCCAGGTCCGGATCGGCGCGGCCCACCTTGGTCGTGAAGATACGCGCCGCGTTTTCTGTCGCGGCCGCGCCCTGGTTCACGTCGAAGCCCGCGTCCGTGTATAGCGTCACGAACTTGTCGCCGATCGTCGGCAACTTGATGCCGGTCACATCGCTCATGATCGGACGGCCGTTGTCGTCGACGCCGACTTGCACTTCCTTTCTGACGATGCGGCCGGCGCTGCTCTCGACTGTCAGATTGCTGACGGCTACATCGGCGGCTGACAGCGCCACGACGCGGCAGCGACAGTTAAAGCCGTTCGGCGGATACAGAAATTGCCAGACCGGATCATCCCAGCGGAATACGCGCCCATTCATCGCGGCGTGACTGGGCCTGGTCTTGCTGTCCATGACGGCGACGTATTGCCAGTACGGATGCGACTGCGCGCCTTGCACCATCTGGTGATAGCGGCCCGCCATGTAGGACGATTGCATGTTGGTGCGGTAGATCGTCTGCAGCCGGCGTGGACTGCCGAGCTGGACCGCCTTGACTTCGCCGTTGGCGTCGGTTTGTTCTTCCTTGCCCCACCATCCCTTTGCTTGCAGCACCGGCGTTAAATTCTTGATGAACTGCCGTTCGGTCGAACCATTCTTCAATGCGTCGAGCACGGCTTGGCGCAAGTCCTGCAGCACGTCGAGCTGCGCGGCATTGGCGACAGTGAAGGCGGCGGCATGCTCTTCGTTGAGCATGTCATGCCACGCGCCCGTGATGCGCAATCCCTTTTGCTCCAGATACGCGACGGCCGCAGCTGGCTTCATGCCGAACACTGCGGCCAGTTGCGCGGCGGTCAGTTTAGCCACGTCCACCTGCCTCTTGCTGCGCGCTCAACATGCCGACCAGGCGCGCGACGAATAGGCGGTAGCCCAGACCATCGGCCAACGCGGCCGGATCCATCTCGGGGAACGCCTCGGCCAGCATGCCCAGCGCCTCGGTGTCGCTCGTTGCACTCGCCAGCCGGGTGCCCAGGTCGCCCAGCATTTGCGCGCTTTGCGCTTGCAACGTCGCCGCCGGCAGCGCGTCGACCGCGCTATCGATGGCAGTTTGGTCCGGGTAGCTGTGGGCCTGGCTTAACGCCACCAACTGCGTCATCAATCCCGAGAGACCTGGAACCGGCTCCGGCGGCGGCGTTGCCGTAGGTGCTTTCGACATCTGCACCAAGAGCGGTTCGTCTCCGACCGGCACCGGAATACCCAGCTTCTTTTGCACCCAAGACACCGGCACTGGTGTGCCGATGTTGACCAGGGCCGGCAGTGCGGTCGAGTACGCTCCGAAGTCGGCCAGCTCGCGCACGTCGAACACCAGGCGCGGAATGCGCCAAGCGGCGGCGATGACGCCGCGATTCAACGCCAGTAACGGATAGAGCAGATCACGCGTGACCGTCGCCGCCACCTGGCGGGCGTCGGACGCCAGCAGATCGTGGCGCACTTCGTTGTGCACCTTGCCCAGCGCGTTGGTCGATGACTTGCCATCGGCCTGGCTGGTCAATGTGGCGCCGAGGATCGCTTTAGAAATCGACTTCTCAGCCCAATCGACCATCGCCTGGTGCGGATTATTGGTGCCTTGCGTGATTGTCGGGAACTCGATCTTCATGCCTTCCGGGATGATGCCTGCGGCCGAATGGCCAAGTTCGGTCACCGCGCGCAACAGCGTCGCCTTTTCGTCGGCGCCGACGCCGGACGGATAGGTGCCCAGGCGCATCGGGATGCCGTATACTTCCAGCAGTTCCGCAAGATCCCGGATCGCGTAGTTCTTGAACAGGTATGGCCATGCCAGCACGCGATGAATGCCGCAGCGAGCGATATAGCCGCTCTTCGCCTTATGGACATGACGCACCCAGCCGAACGGCTGCAGCACGGCGCCTCCTGCGCTGTAGTCGCGCAGCCGGATATCGTTTTGATCGTCGTAATTGATCATGAACCACGATGCCGGGCGCGGCGTCAGCGCTTTCGGCAACCATTGCGACTCGGCCAATTGCCACTCGATTTCAACGTTGCTGTAGCCATAACCAACCGCATCCATCAGGCCGAGCATGAAATCCTCGAAGCCGGGCAAATCGGTGAGTATCTCGGTCAAGTAGTCGGCGTTGGCCTTTTCGTTGGCGTCGGCATTGCGCGGCGGCTCGATCTTCCAGTCTACCGACAGGATCGCATTCTTGCGCTTGGCCATCTCGGCGAACAGGTGCGCATCCTTTTCTTCCATGTCGGCGAACAGGTCCGCCTGCGCCTGCAGGTGGCCGAGTTCTGCTTCTTCCAGGATACGCGCCAGCTTGAACGGCGTTAAACCGCGCGAAGGATGGTTTGCGTATTCGCGCCGAAGCGACGACAGCCGCGCGGTTTGCGGTTCCCGTAGAATCTCACTTTGGATTGGATTGCCGTTGGTGTCGATGATTTGGGCCATGATGCTCCGTGTGCTTCGTTAGGTAACTACACAAAATGATTTAGCGTCCATTCGGCATCTTCTCCACCGATATCGCGGAGTAAAGCTGCGAGCGCTACACTTAGCTTAGGCGTGGCTGGAGGCAAACCGTTATATGAGCAAACAGGACACTGCATTGAGGTAGTCGGCAGCGCGTCAATGAGCGCATCGAGAAATGCGCGTTCTTCCGGCGAGCAGGTTTCGGTCCGTCTTTTCATACTAGTTGTGCCATGGTGATCTCGATGCTAGTTGGGCGTGATGGTCGCCAGTAATGCGTGGACCGCGGCGATCGAAACCGCCCTGTCCGCGTCGCGCTCCGGAAGCCGCCTAAGCGCGCTCTCGATCTGCCGCAGCTCGGGTTCCGTATTTGCACCGATCAAACCAACCAGTGCCGAGCGCAGCAGTGCAACGTCGCCTTCCGCTTTACGCAACGGGTGCAGTTCGCAAACCTTTATGTGGTCGGTCAGCACTTGGCTCCCGTGTGCAGGAGTCTCCTGATGGAATTCATGCCCGCAATAGACGCAGGTCAATGTTCTTCCGTTCATGTCTTTCTCCGGTTAAGTATTTCAATAAGCGCCGCGCTCGTACATTCCCGAAACGTCATCAGCGTGCATCTGTCCGTCGCGGCCGGTTTGCTCTTCGTGGCGACGTGGCGCGCACTGGAACTCGAACACGCCGCCCGACACCGCCGCCGACCACAGCATGTGCAGCGCGTCCGGACCATCGTCGTGGTCCGCTTTGGGGAAGTGGGTGAGCTGCTCAATTAACGTCGATTGTGACGGATGGAGCCGGATCAAACCGTTGGCCACGTGCGGCTGCAGCGATTCGATGCGCAGCAGCTTGTCGGTGTGCGGAATGACCGCGCGCGCCGGTACCGGAACGCCCAGCCTCGCGGATCGCTTGACCAGCTCGGTGCGCAGGAACTCCTGGAACTGCACCGCCTCGACCACCCACAAAATACAGCGGTAGATGCGCTGCAGTTCGATCACGTCGCTGATGATCTTGTCAGGCACGCGCTTGGCGATCTTCGCTTCGACTACGTCCAGGACGCCGGTACGTCGGTTGAATCCACCGACCAGTAAAGCGGATGGGTCGCGGCTGGCGCCATGCTTGCCGAGGGACGGATCGCACGCGCCATAGAATATCCAGTCATTCAGCCGGTTGACCCAGAACGTGATGACGTTGGCGAACGGCGCATCCTCTCCGGACACCGGGTCATTCTGTTGTTCCGAGTCGAACGCGGCGTGTCCGTCGCGCGCACGCTTGTGCATCAGTTTTAACAACGGCTGGCCATCCGGCCAGCACACCACTGCGCCGGCCTCCATCTCGATTTTGTGGCTGAGGTAAAACAGATTGGCGGTCACGCCTTCATCGTCGGTGTTGAGCAGCAGCTCTTCCCACGCGTCCCACTTGTCCAAGGCGGCCGGCCATTGAATGATTGCCTTGAACTTCTTGCGCTTCCACAGCGGATTTTTTAACAGGCGCGACAGCATCGAGTCGTAATGCAGGATAGTGCCGATAACGACCACGTCCATCGTGTCGTCGGCCGCGCCCAGCGACAATACGGTTTTCTTCAGCCAGGACTCCAGCTTGTCGCGCTGCTCCGGACTACGCACGTTCTCGTCGTTTTCCAGATCGTCGCCAATAACGAGATCCGGCCGGTACGGGCCATGGCGCAAGCCGCGCATGCGCTTGCCGGAGCCGAACGCTTGAATCTTGCAATCATTGGCAGTCGTGATGGTGCCGACTTGCCAGACGCGGCCCTGGCCGGTGGCCTTTGGGAAATCCATCGCCAGGCGCGGGTTGAACTGCAGTTCGGCCTTGATCGCTTCGAGCATGGTGGCGGCCTGGTCCAGGGCATCCATGATGATGATCGGATAGCGCTTGCGGCCGGTGACCACGCACCAGATCGTGAAGATTTGGGTGACCAGCGTTGATTTCGCGTTGCCGCGCGGCGCGGCAATGGCTTCATGCTGGCCTTCGGGCGCGTCGACCAGCTCGGGCAGGCGCTTGTACAGATAGTCGTGCAGGACCGCGTTGCCGTGCTTGATGTAGTGCGGGAAGTAGGTGCGCGCGAAGAACTCGTAATCGTTTTGCGCCTGCTTGGCGCGACGCGCGCTCTCGGCCGGATTCGGATTGAAGCCGTCGCACTCTGCCTCGATCTGCATCCGGAACTGCCCGGCCAGCGCCGCGATTTGTTGCTTTAGGTCTTTCAGCTTCATTTCGACTTTCCTGGGCGCGCAGTTTTAGACTTCGCCCTTTCCGGCTTTGGCAGACGAAACCTCGCTAACAGCGCTTGCGTTTCTTCGATCGCAACGAATGCCTTATGCAGTTGAACGCGGCTATAAGCCGCGTCCAATTTCATGAGGTCCGGAACAGGATCATCTTCATCATCGACGGCGCAAATGATCATTTCATCTCTCCCAGGATGCGCCCCAGTTCATCCCCGAACGGCTCCAGAATCTCGACAAACGCCTGTCCATGCTGCGGGAACCGCGTCTGCACAAACTCGGCCATGCCGCGCAACACATGCATCGCGATCGCCAGCGCATTGGTCTCCGGCAGAAAGCGTCGCATCGCCGACATGCTCTTGTGGATGTTGTCCATCAAGCTCGACAGCAGCTCGACGCGGGTGACGGCCGCCATCTCGTCGTCGGACTTGATCATTTCCAGTACGGCGTTAAACTGCACCAGCATCTCGGTCAGGATTTGTTGAGACAGTTGCTCGATATTGCCGCCGGCCAGCGCCGATGCGTTCTTGACCTTGTCCCAGTCGTCGCCGCCCTGGGCCGCCTTGTCTTTCCAGCGCTTGGCCGTGGTATAGGCGACGCCGGCCAGCTTGGACGCTTGCTCCAGCGACAGCCGGTCGAACGCGTAATGTTTGCGTACCTTGGCGCGTACGTCTGCCGGTTTGGCCATCGTTATGAACCAAACTTCCGCTTGATGAATTCCACTAGGACCGATATCGCGATGGCGGAGGTGATTCCCGTTAATATCCCGGATTTCGTCGACCCTTCTTCTAGAGAGCGGATACGCTTGTCTTGTGACGCAACGCTTTCCGCAAGCTTGGCCGGGTTGGTCAATTCCAGCGAGCGTATCCGCGCTTCGTGGCCGTCCAGGCGCAACTCAATCTTCGCCTCAAGGCTGGCCAGCGAGCGCTCTTGACGCAGGCTGGACTCCATTTGCGACGCTAGCGTTCCTTCGATCCGGCCGAGGACGAAGGCCAAATGCGCGTTGCTGACCTCTTTTTGTGGTTCGTCTGACATTAGGCGCTTCCTTTATATTTGGCCGTGTTCCTAGCGGTGACCGGGTTGTTTCGATTGCTGTTGTTGGTATCGGTGGTAGTCTGGTTGGCGGACGGGTCACGTTGGCTTCAACAACTTCAGCTTGATGTCGTTCTTGCGTTCACAATCGATGCAGCGGCGACAGTTGCGCACCGTCGCGCGGCGCGCCGGATCGATGACGCCGCCGCAATCCGCGCACGCCACATTGCGCACGTCCGGTCCGCCACTCTTTGCCCGCTGCCTTGCAAGCGCGTGATCGCGAAAGAGTTCTTCAGTGGCAGTCGCTTGGTCATAAACATCGGTCACTGTCCATCCTTCGGCCTGTTGGCCTTTTCAGTGCTGTCGTACCAGTCGATCCAGCCGGCGACCTTATTGCTGCACTGGTGGAACAGGCGCGCCACTTCCAAATGGTTGTTCACCGCGTTCGATCCCGACGCCAGGATCGGCAGGATCGGGCACTTGGTCAGCAGGTTCGCCTGCGGCTGCGGGGTCTGATTGTGTATTGGCGGCGTTCCAGAGACGCAGGCTGATAGGGTCAAGCACGCAGCCAATATCGGGATGAGTCTTTTGTTCGGTTTCATATTCACTCCTGATTGCTGAAAATGTCGCATCGGTCTTGGCTTGCGCCTGCTCGGTCCGGACGCCGGACTCAAGCGACGCATGGTTCATCTGCCGCGCTTTCTCGGCCTCGTTCTCGGCCGCTTCGAGTTGGGCCGCCTTGTCGGCGTTGGATTGCACATGCTGGCCGCTGATAAACGCGCCAGCCGCCAGCACAATCGACCAGATCAATACGAGCGGAATAAGTGGGTTCATGGCCCGAGCATCCCATCATATTTCGGCATCCGGGCAAACACGCGGGCCGGGTACTGGCTATTGGTCGTGCAAAAATCCTCGCCATAGCCGGCCGCCTTGACGCGGGACTGCGGACACCGCCGTTCCAGATGGCCGAACCATTGCCGGACGTCGCAGTCATCGTCGACGCTGCACAACCGGATGCGCTTGGAGATGCTCCCGGCGCCGCCGTTATACATCGCGGCGTTGCACGCCTTGGATTGATGGTTATCGGCCATCAGGATCGAGCATTGCCGGTCATTGGCCTTGAGCTTGAGCACGACCGCACGCAGTTGATACCGCTCCGCCGAGCAGTTGCGCCAGTTCCATCCGGCCAGCGAAGCATCGAGGTGCTTGGTCTCTTCCAGCGCATCGAAGCGGATGCGGCCGGCGCCGTCGTAAGCGGCGGTGAATTGCCCAAGGCCGCAGCCGAACTCGCGGCTGGTCTTGAGCTTGGCTCCCACTTTCCACAGGCTTTCTTGTTCGATCAGGGCCGGGATGAATGGCCGGGGCGTCAGGCCGGGCCAGTATTGGTCGATCTCTACCCGAAGCTGCGGCATCAAGCGTGCTGCGTCACCCGGCAGCGCTTCGGCGTGGGCCAGCCCGCACGCCAATAAAACGACAATCAATAACGTTTTAACGTAACGCATCACAGCACCCCATACAGCAGCAGGAAAGCCGTGAGCCGTACCGCCCAGGTGAATTGATGCACCGCGAACACAATCGCGCTAGCCACTGCTGACGGTTCGAGTAACGCGTCCCGCGCCGCATCTTGCACGTCCAGATTCGGCGCGATCGCAATTCGGATCCAAAGGATCGCGACCTCGGCCCAGGACAGCACGGCGGTGGCGGTCAGGCACTTCATCGCCTCCGGCCAGCCGGTCCAGATCGTGATCGGCCGTATCGCCAGGAAAGCTGCCGCCGTCAGCGCGAGAAAGATGAGCGTACGTGGGGCCAAGCGATTGTTGATGAAGTACATGTTGAAGGCATTCAGGACAGAGCGGATCATGGTTTGGTTCCTTTGATTACGTGGATGGCGAGATGACGCGACGGGGTAAGGCTGCAGATGGCATTGCGGCCGAAGTAGTGCTGCGGCGCTTGCAGCTTGCAGCGATGCCATCCCAGCTGCAGCATGCGAATTCCATCGGCGTCAGTAGGCGCGCCCTGGGAATGGGTGCAGCCTTGGCAGAATGGATCGGTGCGGGATGTGGTCGGGCCGGTCATTCGCACACGTTACGTGCGCGCGCGGGAATGGATAAGCGGAAACGTTTCAGGCAGGTAATTGAAAAAGGCCGCAGTGCGCGGCCTTGGGAGATGCAGATTCCAGCGAGCGCTACTTCAGAAGTTCTTTTGCCATTTGTTTGAATCCGTGTTCGCATTGAACGACGCAGTCTGGAACAACCTTCGCAGCGCAACCATCCCGCATAACGACTGATGCCATCAATCCGTCCCTCGCCATTTGCAGAACATTAGCCATATAGACCGATGCCAATGCTCTACCGTGATTCCAACACTGGTCGCTTGTACCTCCAACCATCGCTCTCGCGGCTTTAGCTTCGTTTTCCCGATCCTTTTCCCTTTGGCGTTCTCTCCGTGCGTCGCGATCATCGATAGCCTTTTCCGTCCCCACCGCGCACGGCATCGACTGATACTCAATCTTCCCTCCCGGCATCGTGCACTTGTACACATCCGCCGACGCCGCAGAGCTTGCCAACAGCAGCCAACATCCCATGATGATCTTCTTCATATTCGCTCCCATTTGAGTGTTAAAACAAACTGTGCTGCGGACCATCCATCGTCACCGGATCATCCATATCGGTCCCCTTCAGGATGTTGCGGATTTGCCGCTCGGTCAATTTCTCTTTGCTCGCCAACTGCCAGACCGACGTGCCGGTATTGTACGCGGCGACAATGGCTCGATCACGCTCGGCGAGTTTCAATTGTTTGAGCAACGGCACATAGATGCAGTCCCCACCGAAGTGCTTGCACAGCAGTTGCGCGGCGTCCATTCCGATGACTTCTGCCAGCGCGGCAAACGACTGCTCGCCGCGCCCGACCTCGCCCTTCGGGACGGTGTAGTCCTTGCCGCCATAGTTGGCAGGCTCCATCATCGTCATCGCGGCGCGGTAGCCGATCAATCGGATCAACAGTTCAGCGGTGGCGGGAAATTTCATGCCTACACAGCCTTCGCAGCGCGGCGCTGCGCGTCTTTGTTCAAGGCTGCGATGATCTTGGACAATTCAGCGCCGTCACAAAAGTTGATCGAATCCCTCTTGCATATCCGTTTGGCCAGCGCATCGGCATACGACCACGGATAGCCCGCCTCGGTAAGCTGTGCCCCGATCTTGCGCATGCGCGGCATACGGTCTTCGGCCGGCAAACTTTGCCGTGCCCTGGAATCCGATCTTCTTGAAGTGGTCGAGCAGCTTCTTGCGCCCTTGCCAATCCAGATCGGCAGCGCTCTGCTTGCCTGTGACGCTCTCCATGATGCTGCGGTATTCATCATCGTCCAATGCCGTTTGCTTCTTGGCAACGTGGATGGCCGCGAGTTCGGATTTGCGTAGGGCTTCGGCTGGAGTTGGTTTCATGGCTCAATATTCAATCTTGCCCAGTTGGATGTTCAGGTTGTTTTTTCGTAGATGCCGGCACAGCGCTTTAGCGTTGGTCCAGGCACACTGATAGGCTGTGAATTTCCTATTGATTTCCTCGACCTTGGCTTTAGGCGCGCGCTTTCCGCCATATATATTGATCAAGGAATTGCGTAACTTGGCGTCAAAAACAAAGCCCTCGACCGGCCGACAGAATCGGCGGCGCTCTTCGCAGTCATTTAATAGCCACTTGCCCAAAAAGATCCCCTCGACAAAGAAGAAAATTCCGTACTTTAATGGCGCTATGCGCTGTACTTCCAGCGTCAGCGGGAAGCCGTCGCAGATAAGGTTCACAATTCCATACGATCTGGACAGGGTGTTTTCAATCTCCTGCCACTGCTCTTTGCTGATTGCCGCTGGTTTTTCCATGGTTTCCTCGAAAAGTAGTAATGCGCCCGTGTCGTGGGCCAGACGGATCGTTCACCCGGAGAAAAGTTAGCCAGGCACGATCAGCCGCTGTTACCCGCCACCTGCGGCTGGGCGGCAGCGCTTATTTAGGTTTGGGCCGCATCAGGCGCTTATGCAGCCACATGCTGGCAACGATGCCGATCGGCCCGCCCAACAGGTAGGCTGTGAGTGACGAAACGTCGCCCTGAGGGATGGTGCGCAAAATGACCAGGTTGCTGCCGCCGATCAGGAACGACGTGAAGAACGCCGCCTGGTAGTGGCCGCTGTTGACATTGAGCGACTGGAACCCCAGCGCAAACACCAGGACAAAGGTGCTGCCAAAGATGATGAGAATGTTCATACTGCGGCGATGTCCAGGCTGATTGCGTCGTATTGGTCGGTCTCGTCGCGCCGCTCATAAAATCGGATGTATTGTTTACTGCCGACGACCTGCACCGATTCGCCGATCGCTTTCATTGCGCGCAGCCAGCGTTCATCCTTGATGTCGATCCGGCGCAGACTGAGGACGCGGCCCGTATTGAGGTTGCCCTCCTTGTCGGCCTTGAAGGCTTCCTGTACCAGGACCGTGATCTCCGGGCTGCTGCCCTTGCTCCATTCGGCGATGCAGGTATCGATCAAGGCCTTGGCGGCTTGCAGCCGTTCGTCGAAGACGATATTGTCGGCACTGGCGAACTGGACCTTGTAGCGGCCATCGAAGCTATACAAGGTCACGTTGCCCTTCTTGCCGCCAAGGTGCGTGGCGTACTCTTCCGCAGACAGTTCGACGAAGGCGGAGATGTCGTTAAATACCTTGGTCTTGAACTGGCCAAGGATTTGATTGACTTCAGTCGCGTGCACCATCAGCTCTTGCACCAGCGAGTCGCGGGCGCGGTCGATGGGCTTGATCATGGACTCGGGGATCAGCCGGCCTTGCGCGTCGGGACGGTAGCCTGCGGGAATGGTTTCTTTGTTCATCGTTCTCTCCTGTTAAATGTTGGTTGGTTTGGTTTGCGCACATCTCTGAGTCAGATTTTTAACGGCTTCACGTACATGGTTCGGCATCTCTGTTTTGGGCAAGACGGCGCCGACCTTCTCCGGCATGCTGCTTGTCCTGCCAGCGAAATTCGCCCCGGCTCCCGCATGTCCGGCGCGCTGGTTTTCTTGCGCGGCCTCCGCCTTGGCTTCCGCCTTCCCGGCGTATCCGGCGATCACTTCCAGCAGATAGCCGTGACTTCCCAGCGGCGTGCGCAGCGACCCGGCGTGGTGGCGTGCGATCAGTTCGTCGAAGGCTTGCTGCCAGTAGCCAGCCGGCGCCGGATACGTGCGCCCGTTGCGCTCGATCTGGGCGGCACTGATCATGCCGACCAGCTCATTGGCCAGGCTGGCGACGCGCTCGTAACGCATCGCGGTTTTCTTGGGCGCGAACAGCGTGATGTAACCGAGCAAGGGCCGCAGGAGACGGCGGGCGTCCGGATGCGCGTTGACTAGGGCCATCATGGCTTCACGCACGCCCTGGTGCGCGAACACGACATCCCAGCTCAAGGTGTTGCGGCACACCGGGCAGTCGAAGGTGGGAAGGTTCGACATCAGTGCACGCTCTCATCGGATTTTTTAGCGATCTTCACGTGGTTCTTAATGAAGTCATTGAGCACGTCAAACAAGCCGGCGGCATCGCGATAAAGGTGCGCAAAGATCAATTCCGACAGCACCTTACCCATGTCTTTCGTCATGGCTTCAAACATGTCCCGCTCTTCCATGACAGAGGCGAGCGCTTGCCCCAGTTCTTCAGCACTAGGCTCAATACCGGAGGCCAGCATCAACGCAATGTTTTTTTCTTGCTCTGTCATCACACCCTCCAGGCACGTGCTACAGGTTGCTGCTGGCTGGTGACCGCGTTATCTTGCGCGGCGTTCGGCTCACGCTGTTTGCGGTACCCGGCAAGGGCATACCCGAGTGCGAAAAACAACACGGCCCAGAGCAGCAATGCGAGTCTGGAATGTCTATACTTATTGATCATGTTCATGCTGGCGCTCCCTCATAGATTTGCGACCCGCCGACTTCCGGCAGCGGTAGCGTGACTTTGTCGATAATTCCCGCTTGCTGTACCACCTCATCGGTGCGCTTTCCCCGCTGGCGATTCTTGAGGTCGGCCACGCGCCGCGCGTTGTGGCCGTTGTCCCAATAGTCGTGGCGTTGGTCTTCAATTGGATACGGATTGTCTTGCGGCCCGCCGATGCAGTTCCAGCCTTCGTGATGTGCCGCGCCGAAGCTGTCGGCCTTGCCAACGGTGGATTGCGTTGGCTCCGAGTCGGCATTTTTGGCATAGACGACGACCTTGGTCGCGCCGCGCTTTTCATTCGGCTTGTACTGGCATTGCTGGCACGCTTGCCACTGCGCCATGCGGATTGGGTTGTGCGTCGGCGCTGCGCGTAACGCTATATCGCGGCAATGGACGATCCCGACTTGCGCCTGGGTATGTGGGCAGATCAACTGCTCGTATGCACGGCGGTAGGCAAGCTCTATTTTTTGAGTACTTGAGTGACCATTGCCGTATTCGCCACAGCCATTACAAACACAAGATATGGTAGTGCGATGCACGCCGAGTCTGTCGGCCACGGCCATTTTGCTGGTGCGACGGACTTCGTCCATCAACCCAGCAAACCACGCCGAATCCATGTAAGGTTGACGCGCCTTTTCTTTCTTAGGCTTATTGCTCATCTTCGATTCCTTTTTCTTCGGTCCAGACCACCTTGTTCCAGTTCGGGTCAAAGACAGATTTAGTCCGTTGGATCATGGGTGCGCGATGGCCGCTCTCCATTGCCGGAATCAGTCGATAGCGGGCCGGCAGCGGCTGCGCGCCCTTGACCGCTGGCTGCACACATTCCAGATAGCCGGCAGCGGCCAGGGCCAATACATAGGTCTTGGCGGTGCCGACTGATATCGCCGTCTTCTGCGTACTGGCAAACGCGGCAAGCTGCCGGTAGTCGACCGATTCTGTTTTGAACATCCGTCGTAACGTGCCCCACATGGCCTCATTGCCGGAACCTTGCACAACTTCCTGACCGCTCTTCGTCAGACGCGGCGCTTCCAGGCCGTTGTCGCGCACCAATCGATACGTCCGTTTAATGCAGATGTGATTGATTTTCTGTATCGAGACGACTTCGAGGTAACCGCCGTTGAGCAGCGCGTTTACGTAGTCCCTGATGATGTCTTCGGATACGCGCACCTGACGGGCGATACCTTCTTGGGTGAAGTTGTCGCGGCATTTGCGGACCGCTTCCCAGACACGCTGGCGTGGTGTTTTACCGCCGATCATTTCGAGGTGGACAGACTTACGCGACATGGGCTGTCCCCTCCATATATTCGGCGGCGTTCAGCAAGGCCCGGCCGAGTGCGCGCATTTCACGCGGGGTCAAGTCCACGCCCTGGGCATGTCCTGTTTCGGCGCCTTCATCATTGACCAGAGCAACGTGCAAGCGTCCGAGATTCGGGCCGAGCGCATCAATCGAGATTGCGCCGCCCAGAGTCGGATCCGGCGTGACCGCAAGTGCGTCAGGATCGAATTGATAGACGATGGTGGATAGTCCAAAGTGCATGGTTAAACCCTCCGTTCCGGCGCGCGGTCGCTTGGCAGCGCAATGCCCGTCAGCACCTGCGTACTCACTTCATCCAGCGCATAAAGCTGACTATGCTCATGAATGGCGGTCAGGCAATTCACGACGCGGCGCACTGAGCCCTTCGACAGCGTTACCAGCTTGATCAACACATCATCGTCAATGCCGATACCGGGGCAATAGATCGGCGCCAACTTGGCGGCATCCTCTACCGTTACCTTTTGCGCCGGCGCCCATGTCGATACGCGCGAGTGGAAGCGCTCCCACGCTTCCAGCTTGCGGGGCAGCAGCTCTTCGCCGACCAGCAGCAAGGAGCCCTGCGATCCTTCGTAGATGTCGCGCGTCAGCTCGACTAGCTTGTGACTCTCGGTTGCGTGGTCGAACTCATCAATAATCAGTGTGCGGCGCGACGCGGATAGCTGTTGGTTCACCATATCGAGCAGCTTCGACACCGTTTCCTTGCCGTGTGCAACGCCCATTTCAGCAAGGATTTTCTGTAGCAGGTCTTTGCTGCGCCACGCTGACAGCATCTGTACGTAGTAAGCGCGGTTTTCGTTGGCGAGCGTGTTGGTCGAGAACGTCTTGCCCCATCCGGACGGGCCGTACAGCACGCCGATGCCGGGTACTCCAAGGCGACGGTTCGCTAGACGTTCCAGAGTAGCCGCGACCATATCCAGCGTGGCAATCGGTGCCACTCCGCCAGTCGGCCGAACCGATACCAGCTTGCTCATTACAAGATTTTTAGTCATAATCCGTTTCAGTTATTGGTTTTGAAATGCGACACGGTGCCAGCCGTGTCGCGAAGTCCCAGAGCAGCCCGCGCCTGTGTATCCGCGTCGCGCCTCTTCATCACAGCAAACTCTGGGTGCATTGGGTAAGTGCCGTACCAGCGTGTCAGTTTTGGATCGTCAAGCGTTCCTCCCATTTTTAAAAGTTCATCTAATTCCTGCCATTTTCGGTAACGCAGTTGCGCTGTTTCCGGGATGACGGAAACCTTTTCCGGTTCCGGTGTTGATGGTGCCGCAGGCGCTTCACGTTCGGCCTGACGCTTGTTCATAATCATTTGCAAATCACCGGGTACTTCGGTCGTCGGCACCGCGCCGTCGAGCGTGCGCGCTGCACGACCAGCCGCAGTAAGAGCGGTGGTCGTGTGCGTTTGAGCGGGTGCCGGTAGGGTGACCAATTTGCCGGCGGCTTCGGCCTTGCCTTGCAGGTAGCTCGACACCAGGGCGTCCGGGTCCAGCTTCGGCATCTTCGCGGCCTTGCGTTGCTCCGCAATGTTCTTGCGCTGCAATTGGCGGGCGTGGCTGGCGATCTCCTGGCGCGATATACCGGTACGCTCGGGACAGCGCGCCACGCAGACAAATTTGCCTTCGTGATACACCACGATCTGACCGTAGTCGTCGGTCAAATACACTTGCACCGTTTTGCCAACGATCAGTGCCAGCTCCAGCGCGATGAATTGCGCGCCCATGATGTTCAAACCTTTTTTGACGACGACGTAACTACCTTTGCCGGCGGGCGGTGCCAGCAGAATATCGAGTGCGCGTTCGTCGGCGATGCGGTGCACCTGACCTCGATAAGCGGCGGCTTTGGCAAAGGGGGACAGGCCGTCCATGTGCGCGCCGCCGTGAGGTCGCTGTTCATAGACGCCGGTCAGCCATTGGTTGATGCGGGTCTGCAGCAACTGTGCCGGCATCGCCATTTCCACCAGATCGGTATCCTTGGAAAACAGGCGTTCAGCAAAGGTGGCGCGCGCCTCAATGGCGTTGCGTTCCGCGACGTTGTGGCCGATGAAGCTGCTGTACACCTCCAGCACGCTGTGCAACATGGTTTGGTTCATGCGCTCGACATACGGCTTTTCCCAAGGAGAAAATGGGTCGGTGCGATGGTGCGCGATGTCCAGCATTTTCAGCGTGTTCAAAAAGTCACGGCTAACGTAGTCGGCGCCGTTATCCGTAACGATTTCTTCCGGCACGCCCCACAGGAGGATCGCCAAGCGCAAGGCCAGCTTGTGTGTCTCGGCGCGCGGCGTTGGCGACATCACCATCAGGCTGCGCTCGCTGTACACGTCGATAATCACCGACACGCTGTAGCGCCGCCGCACATCGTCGTCGTCCCGCAGCATCCAGTCGGCCGGGGTCGCATCCATTTCCCAGCGCTGGTTCAACCGCTCGATTCCCTCGGCGGCATCGCCGAAGGCCACCATTTTTTTATTCTTCCATTCGTCCGGATTGGTGGACGCCAGATAGAATTCGTCGTTTTTCTTTTTCCAGGCGTTGCAAAAGCGCGTCGTCGCCCAGTACGATGGCGCGGCAAACAGCACCTCGCCGGTATCCGCGTCGACGGCGGCTTGCCCCAGCATTTCGGTCAAGGTTTTCATCGACAGATGCGGGCGCATAATCATCAGCGCAATCGTGATTTCCTCCAGCTTGGGATTGCTGGTGAAGACATTCACATCCTTCTTCGCCTTGCCATCCCAATGGTCGATCAGCCCCGCCAAGCCATCTTTAACGTGCGCCAGCACCCAGGATTCGACCGAGCGGCCCTTTAGCGGCTGGAACTGCTCACGCACTGCGGCGGCGATGTCCGTATCATTGGCGTTAAACGCATCCGCATAGGCCCAGTAACTGGCTTTCTTGCCCATCGGCTGGACTGTGGGAAACCAGCGTTCCCAGCTTTTTACAATGGAGTAGCGGCCGTCGAAGCGTGCCTGCACCGACTCGGCCAAGGGCTCCATCAGCTTCTTGATGTTTTGTTCGCCCTTGGCTTGCTTGGCGGCGCGCTCGGCACGCTCCTTGGCTTCGAGGTCGGCCAGCACGCGCATCACATGGGTCGATGACTCGGCCCGCGTCGTGATGGCCTGGTGTTTTTTCATTGCGCGCGCGACTTCGGCGGGCAGCGTCTCCAACACAAACACCTTGCGGCGGCCGCCGCGCACGGCTTCTGCTTCATACGGCCATGCTTCACGGTTGGCACGCAATTCGATTGCACGTTTTGTTACGCGCAGAGCTGATGCGATGCCTGTGAGGTCGGTGATCATGACTTGATCCCCAGCCTTTTTAACGCTTCTGCCGAGAGCTTTTCACCGGCTCCGCTGGGCAGGCGGCTATTGATGTTCTTGACGCGATCCTTGATCGCCTTTTCTTGCATTGCAAGCGCGCCCAACTCGGCCACGACGGCCTCATCACCACGCAATATCCTGCAGCCGCATTTTTCGGCGATAAGTTCCAACAAGCGGAAATCCCCAGTAGCAACCGTTAAAGCCGGCAAAGCCTCAAGGGGGAAGTGCCGCTGCTCTGCGCTCGGCGCGCAGTAGTTGTTCATGGTTGGCTTGGTGATATGAAAATTGGAGAGGCGCGCAATCTGGGCACATACTTCTTCACGATCCATGCCTTGTAGTTTGGCCGCAGACAGCACATCGGTCAGCGTATCGCGCACCGCGTGGCCGATATCCAGCCCGCCACTTTCTGTGCGGGGTACGGACGGAATATCAAAGAAATTGATTTCGACCTGGCCGGCATGCGGCAACACGCGGCGGCGCATGTTAAACACCTGCCTTTATTTCAACATTGCATTGAGAGATGCCAGTGTTAAACTTCTGATTAACCAATCCGTTGTGCCGGATGCGGCGACCGCTGATCGGTGCGCCATCATCGTCATAGCGGGAAGGCCAGATGGTTTGCGGAGTGGTGCCGAGCGTGTTGGCGATGATGCGTTCGCCCTTCGGCCATGCCATTTTGAGGGGTGCGCACAAGGTGCTGCGTGCATAACCATGCGCGGCAGCTAGCTTGCTGAGTGTCCATCCGGCTTTTTCGAGCCCCGCTTTAATATCGGCGTTGTGCCAGTCTTGTTGCTTTGCTTTTTGCGAGGGCTTCATGGCTGTTTTTTTGGTTCTTTTAACTTAGGCATGTGGGGAATCTTACACACGTAAAACTTCCTTTGCAACACGTATTTAATCTTTCGCACTTAGTTTTTACGTACTAAACATGAGAAATCACGTATGCAATTGATTTCATTGGGAAATTTTGTAAGTGCGAACAAGAAAAAAAGTTCGCACTTTTTTTCGCACTTTCGAGGAAAATGCAATGGATGAAAGTGCGAAGCCGAAAATCGGCGAGCGACTGCGCCTTTTTCGAGAAACGAAGAAGATGAGTCAGGTCCAAATGGCTGACGCACTAGATGGAACGACGCGAGGATTGCAAGACAACGAGCTAGGCCGCTCACTTCCCAATAGCAAGGTGCTGATTGGCCTTTATGGCCTTGGCCTGAACGTGAACTGGCTCCTATCAGGCGAAGGCCCGATGCTGCTAGCGGACCTGCACGGCAGCGCCAGTCATGATTTGGTGAACGCCGAACGGTTGGGGCAGGCAATTGCCGCTGTTGACAAGGTTTCCGTAGCCCACGGCAAGACGCTATCGCCGGACAAGCGCGGCAAACTCGCGGCTCTTGTGTATCAATACTTCATGCTCGAAAAGGCAGAACGGGAAGCAACCGCGTATTTGTCGCAGCTCATGGAACTGGTTTCAAACGACTGAAAGGGGAGTATGGAAGATAGGACGAAAATAGAAGAAATCGCCCGCGAACTGATGAATACGCAAGGCGAAGAGGTTGAGCCGCAAAAGAAGTCGCGCGCCGCAAAGCCCCGCCAGGCCAAGCCGAATGAGTTAATTTCCATCAATGGAAGTGGCAATCAGGTCATCAACGGCCATGGCAGCATCACCAATACCTATCACGTTGAAAAGCCACCAAAGCCAACCGTCGTCGTTCAAACAGGCGTCGGCGTCATAGACGCTCAGCAAAAGCGTCGGTTACTGGACCTTCGGGACGATTTCGTTGAAGCCTCCATGGCGCGCAATGCGCCGAAGACACCTGGCGCAGTGATGAAGGCGTTAAACGGCTACATGAAAGTCAACAAGTACGATGAAATTTTGGCTGGCGATTTCGACAAAGCCGTGAAATGGCTGGTGCGTCAGCGGGCCATCTTGAACAGCATGCGCTCCGCACCAAAGAAGCTGCCAGATTGGCGTAACGGCCGTATCCGGGCTGTCCATTCTCGATGCAAAGAGAAAAGCTTCGAGGCATGGCGACTCGATTACATGAAGAAGAAATTCGGAAAGGATTCGATGATCGACCTATCGGACGCCGACCTGGAGACGCTTTACCGGGCGGTGATGGCTAAAAAGTAGTCATTAAGTTCAGTTTTTCGTGCAAACATAAAGCGGTTTCGGCCTATTACTGTCTAAAAAAGTGCAAAACGGCCCGATACCGCCTTTCACCACAAAACCTAGGATACATGCGGGTTTCGGGGCTTTTTTGACTTGTTCGGCAAGTTCAATATCACTCACTCCCTCACAATAAAACTGCCGAGCGAGCAAACAATGGCTGGAGTCAGCAAGCCGCGAGCGATTTGCCGGGGCAAGAATCAGTACGCACGATGCGCTAATTTTGTGCCGTTTGCGGCGCGCCGCACTTACTACGAAGCGAAGCGACATCACGAGATAGCTGGAAACCGGCATGAACATTGGTCTGCCCAACAGGAATCGAACATGTGACCCTCAGCTTAGAAGGCTGGACAAAATAGTATTTATTGATGTTGATCGAAATGCTGAAAACCCTTAAAACCCGCATGAAATAAGACTTTTATCAAAACACACCATTCTGAAACATTCCTACATATTCCGATTTATTAAAATAATTTTCCTACACAGCGCCTACACGGAAGGAAATTATCATGAAATGGGAAAACTTCACGTCCGACCGTGTAGCCGCATTTTCCTGCAAATCTGGCAAGCAGCAGAGCATTTTCTGGGACGGAAAAACACCCGGGCTTGGCCTGCGTGTGACGGCTGCTGGTGCCAAGTCCTACATCTTCGAGACAAACCTACACGGCAAGACAATGCGCTCGACCATAGGCGATGCGCTCACATGGACAATCGGCAAGGCCCAAGCAGAGGCGACGCGCCTCAAAGCATTGACTGACCAGGGAATCGACCCGCGCCAGCAAGTGCTTGAACAGCGCACTAAAGCCGAAGTTGCACAAGCAGAAGCTAAACGCCATGACCTGACACTTGGCGTCCGCGTGCAAATTGAAAGCGTATCTTGGCTTTCGCCTTGCGGTGCAGAATTTGCCTGCGCAACGGTCGCAAGAGAACGTGGAGGATGCGCAAGGAAGATTTGA